GGTAAGTACGCTTTTTGTGCTTGCCCCTTTAACCTTTTAAGGGCGCAAAGGAGTGCTTATGAGACAACGCGAGCGGACTCTGTATCAGAGTCTACCAATCTATCTGGGTCAGTTGTATTACGACTTTACCCCACCGTACGGGAATGGACCATGGACTCCCGGCATACAGTATGTATACGGAAAATACATGGACGATAAATCCTGGAAGGAGGAAGTGACCTGGGATGAATTACACCCAGGCCCACCCTACAAATCCGGGGGCCCGTTTGATAACTTTAGATATGAGTTATCAGATTGTTATACGGTGAAAAGCCAAGTAGATGTCAATTATGGCATGTACAGGTACGTAGGGGGTCATTTACCCCAACCGTTACCGGCTTCTCATTTAGATTGGTCAACCATGGAAAGCTTTATAGCTTCCGGGTATGGCAACGTTGAATCATTCGGTGCTACTGGTTGGAATCGTTTCCGACCAACCAGGTCTGGAGCAGAATTAGGAGTGTTCCTTGGAGAAATCCGAGAAGTACCCCGTATGCTCAAGACCACAGCCAAGGGATTCCACGATTTGTGGCGTTCCATGGGCGGCAGTAAGACAGGCTTCGGCCCGAAATCTGTCGCCAATCATTGGCTGAACACCCAATTTGGGTGGCTACCCTTCGTATCCGACCTGCGTAACTTTTATAATGTTACGAAAAATCTCGACCGAAAGCTAAAACAGCTTAGGCGGGACAATGGTCAATGGACGCGTAGGGGTGGCACCGTCTCCAACAGCAGCGATAGTAGTCTGGTAGCGGAAGGCTCCTCACTTGGAGTCACGCCGCAAGTACCGACCTCGCTGTATGCTGGTGCCCCATATGGAACATACAGGACTACGTCATATATGACGCAGAATGTATGGTTTCGAGGAGCGTTCCGTTACTACATTCCGGCTAAACCGGATACGTGGTTGTGGAATGCAATGGCTGTTGCCCAGTTATATGGGTTGCAACCGTCCCCGTCTCTCATATGGGAGCTCACTCCCTGGTCATGGCTCATCGACTGGTGCTCAAATGCAGGTGATTGTATAGACAACCTGTCCAGCATTATGTTTGATGGCCTTTGTGCTAAGTATGCCTACGTCATGGGTACAACCAGTATTTCGGCTGTACATACGGCAGATATAAATTATCGTACCTGCCCCACGACGGCGAGTTGGTTCAGTAAATGGACCAGGAAATCTCGCGTAGGCGCTAGCCCTTTTGGTTTTGGTCTGACGGACTTTGATTTATCTGTCCGTCAATGGTCAATCCTCTCTGCTCTCGGGTTAACCCGGTTGCGTTAGAGGATCACTTTGGGTGGTGCTTCACCTCAGGGGAATTGATAACCCCTCTGAGCGATCCATCCTTTAATTATCAAAAGTTTCAAGGAGGACAGCCCATGGCTTTCACCGACCCACAAACCATAACCGTAGACTCTGTCGAACAGACCCTAGTTCGGATTAAATCCGATGGGTACCGCTCAGAATACTTAGAGGCGGGCGAGGAATTCAAGATGACTATTAGTCACCAGGAATCCAAGTCTCGCACTCGACGTATGGTTCGCGTCGACCAACGTGTGGTCGCCGCAGACCCTCTTACCTCGGTAAACGAGTATAAGAGTCTAGGCGTTTATCTCGTCATTGACGAGCCCGAATACGGGTTCGCCGATGATGATATCGACGATGTCGTCCAGGCGCTTTGCGGCTGGCTCACAACAGCTAACGTTTTGAAGTTAGCGGGGTCTGAACATTAAGTTCAGGCTTCCACTTTACTTGCGGATCGCCAAAAGCGAATACTGCAGGTACTTCGAAGTTAGGAGGTTTACTGTGCGAAAATTGTTTTTCAGCGTACTCTGGGAGATCATTGATCTTGCCCAGATATGGCTGAAGGAGCATTTAGCAGCTAAAGAACAAGACGCTGTAGAGCGTAAGGTTCCAAGCTAGCCGTGTTCCTTTTCGTCAGATGGGGGCGAAAGCCCCCTCAACCTCTGTTGTGAACAGGTCGTGGTTTGGACCGACCCATTATTGGGTTGGTCGAGGTGCTCGACATGGCTGGATAGCTACCTCCGTATATAGGGGGAACTATGAAAAGCCACGTAAGTGACCTTCTGGAGCTAGCAACATGCATCTATTATGATGCAGTTGCTAAGTGCACTGACGTATTACCTGAGGTGCGCGATCTTTTAACACTAAGTTCGCGAGTTGAACACGAGGGCATATCGTTTTTGACGATAACCCTGCCCACTCTAGGCAAAGAGTTTGATTTATCTCTAGCCCGGGGTTGGTTAGACTCAACCTTCTTTCGTAGTTTTCGGAAGAAGGGGAAGGCCCCTGCATTTCTGCAAGGTTTCTTCAGTCTTGTGTTCGATGAGGCGGGAAGGATTAAGAATGAACCTAGTATTGAAGCTATTGAGGGTATACGTCAAATTACGTACGCCTTTAAAAAGCTCAAGATTGCCTGTTCACCCAATCGGGTCAACAAGGCGATTACCAAGTTCAGACTTTCTGAGCACATTTTTGAGGAGTCCATTAGCCAGACTGACCTTGAAATATTTCATAAGGTTAGTCGTGCTATCTGGTCTGGTATATTTGTCGACAAAATTTGTTCAGTCGACAAGACCATTCCTAAGCACGGTCCTGGCGCCACTGCTGAAAGACTTAGCGGTAACGCTAAATTTCTAGCAGATCGGTGGCACGAGCGGTTGGAACCTTACTTTCCCATACTTGACTTTGCGTTTGCTAACGCTGACGCAAGACTTAGTAGGGAGTTCCAACGTGTTACGCTCGTTACTGAGGAACATGAGCAGCCCGTAAGGGTCATACCTGTTCCAAAGACACTCAAAACACCCCGGATAATTGCGATAGAGCCCGTCTGTATGCAATATTCACAGCAGGCTCTGTCAAGGGAGATTGTATCTCTCCTTGAAACTCACCCTCTAACAGCAGGCCATGTAAATTTTACTGACCAGTCTGTTAATCGTGAGTTGGCAATCACTTCGTCGAAGGATGGTAGGTACGCTACTTTGGACCTATCTTCTGCGAGCGATCGAGTTCCTTACTCGTTAGCTTTGCGCATGTTTGATAGCGTTCCTGATTTAAGGGATGCAATTTCAGCATGTAGATCGACGAAGGCGCAACTTCCAGATGGAGAAATTATTCCGTTGAAGAAGTTTGCGTCGATGGGGAGTGCCCTCTGTTTTCCTGTTGAGGCTATGTACTTTTACACAATTTGTGTAATAGCCTTACTGGGGAGGCGGAACCTTTCCGTATCGGCTCCTAACATCAAAAATGTCGGGAAGTCGATTTTCGTCTATGGGGATGATATAATTGTTCCCACGGACGAGTCAGACTCTGTTATCAGCACTTTGCAGAAGTACTACTGCAAGGTGAATGTCCGCAAATCTTTCTTTGAAGGTAACTTTAGGGAAAGTTGCGGAATGGATGCGTTTTCGGGTGAAGATGTTACACCAACTTACATCCGGACATTGCCTCCTGATAACAGGCAGGACACTGCAAAAATTGTATCCTGGGTGTCAACCAGCAACCTGCTCTATGAGCGGGGCTACTGGAAGACTAGCTCTTTTCTTGTAAATAAGATAGAGCGGCTACTGGGTGTATTGCCCATAGTCGGACGCAATTGCGCAGGACTCGGCAAGCTGTCTTTCCAACCAAATGTCACCATCGAAAGATGGGGCACTAGGTTCCAGCGCCCGGAAGTAAGGGCCTGGGTGGCAACCCCTGTATATCAGGGTGATCCACTGGACGGTTGGCAAGCCTTGCTCAAATGTTTACTGGCTCTCGAATCTCGTGACTCTAATGGGTCACCTGGCTCGGTTGACAGCAGGCATCTTGAGCGGTCTGCACGGCACGGCGCCGTAGCACTAAAACGCCGTTGGACTGCGCCCTA